TTTTGTCCGATTGAACTTATATGTTTTCGAACGAAGCTCCTGTTGGAGTGATAAAGAATTCTATTTCAATAAACTCGAGAGCCTTCGTTGGTTTCAAGTAGATTCTACCATTCAAAGTATTTCTATCCAAATCTTCAGGTGAAGAAGAAACGGTTACTCTGAAATCGTACAAACCTCTATCTCTTCTAATTGAATCCAAAATTGGGTTTACACTATCTAAGAATTGTTGTCTTACGATTTGATCGTTTTGTTCGAACAACAATCTTACTGCCACTGCTGAAATCAACTTACGAGCTTGGAGAAGGAGTCTTCTTACATTAAGTCTGTTAAGTGCTGTGTCTGCAACTTGAAGTGTTTTATTACCCCAAATTACAGTTCCAACATCAGAGAAAGTAGCGATAGGATTGATTCTTCCTTGATACAATGTATCTCTATCTTCTTGTGTTAGTTTAATTCTTGCTTTAACTGAGTTAACAAGACCTCTTGTGTAACCCGCTGACGCGAACCAAGGGAAAGAAATGTTATCGGTTAATGCTAAGTTTCTACAAACCTCACCTGTTGGTGGAATATAAATCTGTGTATTATTAACAGTATCCCTAACCAAAATCCAAGGATAATATGTTGCCGTATAGCTCGAGTCGATACCTGTATTATCCAAATTATCAACTGCTTCCTGAGGATAAATTACCGCCTGTGCGTCAGTTGAATCAGGTAAGTACATATTGTAATCTGGTGTTGTACAGATATAAACAGAGTCAGCTCTTGAGAACTGAACCATATCGATCGCTTCTTCAACCAAGTTACTATTGTTCACATAATCAATACTTGAAGTTGCGAATACATTAATATTTGTAGATTCAGGATTAGCAAATGTTAAAATACCAAGTAAGTATGCGTAGTAGTCAGAGTTAGCAAAATCTTGTGTATTGTTCTGAACTACGATTCTCTTGAAGGTACCGTCACCAGTTGCCGTTGGGTATCTTGAATCTGATATGAATCCAGCTAAGAACCCACTCGCACCTAACGAGAATCTATCTTCGTTTGTTCTAAATTCTCTATAGATATCCCAACCATCAAAACCTTCAGCAAAACATACAGTGTATTTTCTTGCGTAGATAAAGTAGTAAGGGTTTTCTTGAGTTTCAGGATCATTTCTGAATTCTGCCACACCACATTGGAAAGCTGGTTCACCACTTGTTACAAAAGCATCTCCTATAGTTACTATTGTTGCTCCTGAGTCCATATGGAAACCTTGTGTTAAGTAGTTCCAAGGTAGTGAATCGGTTGCTGTTGCCCAACCCGTAACAGGATTTTGTTTTCCTTTATATTGTAAGAACGACAAATCAGGGCCCAACTGAGTTGAAAATCCAAGATACGTTCTTCTAACTATATCACCAGGTGATTCGATTGTATCTGAAGATCCACCAAATGGAGGGTTATAAATTACTTCACCAGGGTAGTTATACTTTGTTTTGAATATAGCTATTGGTGACTTATTATCGTTATTTTCATAAACTCTCTGAGTATATCCATAGAAACCACAAGGTAGTGCGTCTAATGGATAATCGTTAGCCATATCAACCATTATGTACTTAGAAAGAAGTGCGTATTCTCCATCAACTGAACCTACCTTCTTAGCTATGAAGTTATTTGACGCAGGATCCATAGTACAATTCGTGAATTTTTCAATTACAACTGGATTCGCATCTGTATCAAAGAAACTTCTAACGAGTACATCAAAAGTCATATTGTTAAATGAAATGTTTGCAATTGAAACTTTAATTTCAGTGTTTGCTTCTGTACCATCACTAATTGATACAAATCTGAAAAGATTATATACCTTATTTCCTCTTAGTTCAGAAACCAAATAAGGAGTCTTAGGTGTTGTATATCTTTCTAAATTCCATGCGATAGAATTAACCGCTCTACTTCTTGCACTTGGAAGAGCAACAAGATCACAATTAATACCTCTTATATATCCTTTGTTGTATAGATAGTCTAACATTCCAGGATAAATTTCCTCAACAAATATAGGAACTTCAGTTCTTGATTTACCAAAATTATCTATACCTAAAACCTTAGTCATAAATTTACTATCAGAACCCAATAAAGATGTTTCGAAAGAAAACGCAATTGAATCGTTTGTTATACCTGAAATTAAGAAAGTTGCATATGGGTTTTTACTCACACCTGAGTAAGAACCTGAACAAACTAAAGTAACTCCAGTACTCGCAGAAATCTGATATACAGGACCGTGATTAACACTTGTACTTGAATTTGTGTATAGAGAAATACCTCTAGATCTCAAAGTTGCCACTACCAAGTTATTATATTCAGAATATGCAGTACCCGATAATGTATAAACATTACCAGATATTGTACCACTAAATGTACTACTAGCCCCTGTAAATAAATCAGTCACAACATAGTCCCAAGAATATCCTGAATAACTATTTGCTGAATAATTTGAGAAGGTAGCGTAATACCAAGGATCGTTATCTCCTGCGGATAGATCATTAGACAGTATATCTACAGAATCAACACCAAAGATGTTATTAACGTTGGTATAAGTTGCCGATAAAGCATTATAATCACTACTATTAATTGCCCCATAAGCAATTAAAGTTGTTGAGCTCAAAGATGGTGCATTTGCTATTTCAGAAAGAATAACATCGAAGTCATTATTATAAGTTGATGTTGACCCATCACTTAATGTGTAAACGTTGTTAATATTATCATCAATTTCAGGTACAGTTGCCCCTAAGAGTGAAACAGTACTCGCACTAGAAACACCTGAAAAAGTCACACTCCAAGGAGTTGCGGTTGCAGGATTTAATCCAACTGTTGTTCCATCAACATTTGCGGTCAATCTCAAAGACCAAGATGGACCCGCATCATATCCTGACAATCCAAGAACTCTCGTTACGAAAAGTTGGTTTGATTGTTGCAAGTATGATTTCGCAATATATGCGGCTTCGTATTTAGGGATTTGAGTTCCTACAAATTTTGTTGGTTCAGTACCACCAAAATAAGCTTGGAATTCGTCATAATTTGTAATAAAAATAGGTTCGAAAGCAGGTCCTTTGATGGTTTCACCAACAAGGCCAAGTGTAGTCACACCAACGCTCTGAGCCACAAAGGATAAATCTGTTTCTGAAGTATAAACACCTGGAGAAACAAAGACCTTCTGATTAGTTTGAACTGTAGCCATTATAATATTTTTCTTGTTTGATTTATTTTATTGATAAATATTCTTATCTGAATGAAAAAACTTTACTTTTCAATATCTATTTATAAACAGGAAGAATTTATTCTGCCTTTTTTCTGCCTATGTCAAAAAATATTCGTAAGGAAATCAAGAACATCAAAATTTCAAAAGAATCTCACGACGCGCTAAAAAAGTATTGTGACAACAAAGGTCTCAAAATCTATAAATTTTTAGAGAGTCTGATATTTGAAAAATGTAAAGAAAAAAAAGATATCTACGGAGAAAACTAAACTAACTTATTTGTGAACAAAATATTGCTTTCTTGTGTAGGGTCGGACTTCGTTATTTCTAATCTTAATATATCGTTTGTGTTGATTAGAATTTTATTTACATCAGTACCATAAAATTGAGAGTTGATATAAACATCCCAAGATGTCACATTATTGGATGAATCTACAGTCATATCCACAGTATAATTTTGAACTTCATCAACTATAGTAGTACCAGATGGGAAGAGAAAATTCTGAGTGAACAAATCTGGATTTTCAGGAAATTTCTTTCTTCTTCTCCTAGCAGTAGACGTATCAACTTCCATCATAGTAACAACTCTAGAAATAGCAGGCTTTACCTTGAATTCTTCTTCGTCAATCAAATAACCCAACATAGTAAAATCATAGTTTTGTACATAGTACTTTCTTTTGTCCAAATCCATAACACTTTCGTCACTAATATTATTCATAATAATTGGAACATATTGTCCTTTAATGAAAGTATATGCCTGTCTTGATGAAAATTTTTGTAAGATAATTTTATTGAACTGATTTAGTTCTCTCATTCTATTACATACTATTCTGACATTGTATACAATATCGACAGGTACAGGTTGTGGTATTTCATAAATGTCCATACCTTGTTGATTACCATTCCAAGTAGGAACCGAAGCATAATAGAATGGCTTTCTGTTAGGTATTGTATACTGTAAAGAAGGATTAGTCCCGTACTTTACATCGGGATTTCTAACAACCGTAATAAATGGAGGTACAGGATTAAAATCATAATCTACAAATTTCCAAGTTTCTACAAATTGAGACCAGTTTTGAGTTGTTAATATAATATCAACCAAAGGAACAACCTTACCTGAGGTTGTCATATAAAGATCATTTTTTACAAAATCTAACATACCCCTATCTAAATCCGCATGCAAAACTGATTTTGGGAGATAAGTACCATCTTTGTTAATATACTCAAGAAGTTGTTCTCTTCTTGAAAGAAGTGTCTTCTTAGGTACTAACTCTAAATCTTTTATAACTTTTTTTGGGAATGCCATATTATAATCTTGATTGATATTTTATAAAAAACGAATTAGGTATTTTACTATGACCCAAGTTTACCCTCTCGGCTGAAGACCCCATTTTATCTTTAGATAGTAATTGATTCTTACCAATGTATGATAACTTACCTCCCCAATTTTTATCATTGAACATTAATCTTACTTTATCACTTGGTATTGCAAAAGAAGATACATAACTATCTTTAGTAGATGGATCAATAAGTCCGACAAAGTTGAACTTGTCAACAAGAGGCCAAACCCTATGTCCGCCCGCGGAAAATCCACTAACAGAACTTATTTTTTTATCACCAAGGAAACTGGTGACATCACTTATATTAGAAGTGAAAGGAACAAATAAAAAATTTTTTGTCCTTAATAGTTCAGATGGTACTTGTTGTTTCATCCAATTAGGGTTGGCATAGCTTATTCCACCGAAAACGACCGCAAAAGAATCGTCCTTAGGTTCGGGGGCTTCGTGTAAAATAAAACCTTTATTATTTGTCTTTGATAATGTGTCTTTGTAAAATTTTTTTCCGAATTCACTTTCGTA